CGGGTTGGCCATTGATACGCAGCCAGTGGGTGACGATCTGGATATCCGGCAATCGGATAAGGTTGCCGGATCAGGGACATTGTCCATTGAAATTGAGTACGCCACCGCCAAGTGGGAATATTAGAAAAGGAGAAAAAACCATGTATCAACTAAAACCGAACTTTCCGGATTTTACCGTTGTGGATGGACCGTTTGCGGGTCGATCCTACCAGCTCGGGAAAACATATCAAGACATCCCGCCGCAGGAAGCGCACAAATTCGATGAAGTCGCCGAAGCGGCGCCGCAGATATCGCCGAAAAATAAAAAAAATGTCGTTTCCGGGGATCCGGAAAATCAGCAAAAGGAGGATTAGATCATGGCCAAAAATTATTTAGCGGATTACAACCTGTTTGCGTTTTCTGCCAACGCAAAGGAAACGGCTCTGAATACCGAACAGACGCTCGACACATCGATGCTGGTATCAAAGAGTAATATCATATCGCTGAACCCGCGCCGCGAAAGCAACGTGAATGATGCGACAGGCAAGGAAGAGGCGGACACCATTTATGATTTGGGGAACCTTTCCGAAGCAACGCTGGACTTTGAAAAAGCCCAGGCCCAGCATTTTGGATTCGGATATGCCTTTGCATTGGGCGCGCGATCCGTCGCCGCCTGGGGCACCGGTTACACGCACAGCATCAGTCCGGTGACGGATATGTCCATGCCGTCCTTTACCGCCGCCATGCGCCTGGGCAGCACGATTTTAAAGCGCCGCTTTGCGTCTCTGTTTGTCGATCAACTGACCGCGACCTTTGCCAAGGATCAGTGGGCAAAATTGTCCCTGACCTGCAAGGGCACCGGAAAATATACGGACAATATGGCCGTGGAGAACGTGACTGCGGCATACAACGCCACAACCTTGACCCTGGCGGCAAACGGCGTGCAGGGATCCACTGCGGCGCTCCGGCTGGATAACGTTCACCGGGTGCGTGTATTGGTGCCGACCAGCGGCGAATATGTCGAGGTTGCCGTCACGGCGGTTTCTGCGGCCACGCCCGCCGTGTTTACTTTTACCGCGCCGGGTGTAGCGGCAACGTCAACCACCTATGAGATCCTTTATGTTCCGACCGAGCCCGCCTGGTGCACCTTCCCCGCGCGCGTGACGGAACCGCCTTTACGCGTAACAAACCTGGTGGTCAAGGTCGGGGGCCTCTGGAATGGGTCGGCGTTTCTGGGCGGAAAAACCATGTCGGATGAAATTGAGTCCATCGAGCACGTCATCAACAACAACATGTCCATTGAGTATCGTCCGGGAGGTACCGGAACCTATGCCAGTTATGCGCTGAGAAAGGGCCGCGTCCAGGCATTGAAACTCAACCGGCAGATGCGCGATTTCATTTTGCAGCGCCGGATTATCGCCAACGATACCTTTGGCGTGCAGCTCACCGCGACCGGGGAATTGTTCGAAAGCGGGAAGAACTACTATGTTGATTGCGTCTTCCCGAAATGCGCCGTTTTGAACGCGCCGATCAGTGTTGGTGACAAGGTCCTGGCCGAGGCCGGGGATCTGACCATCCTGCAGGACGACACGTACAGCAGCGCGATCATCACCGTCGGAAATAAAGTCACTGCATACGCAGGATAAAAGGAGAACCGCATGATCAAAATCAGCACAAAAAAATTCGATCCGGCAAATCCGCCGGAAGGCGTCTGGGCGCCTTATGCCGAAGGCGCGGAGATCCAGATTCGCAAGCTTAATCGGGAGATCCTCAAGGCGTTGCGCGCGCCGTTTATCACCATGGAATACAGCCCGGCTGCGCGCCAAAACATCGAGAAACCCGATGAGGAAAAAATTGAAGATGCCCTGACCGGCTATTTGATCCAGTCATTTAAGGGGTTTGGCGATGATGATGGCAATCTGATTCCGGATACGTTGGATGGACGCAAGGCTCTGATGAATGACCTGGCTGTTCGCGACTTTGTATGGGGATTTGCGCACACCGCCGAAATCATTAAAGTCAAAAAGCAGGCGGATGAAATAAAAAACTGATCGCCCTCACCCGGGCTTATATGGCGGGTGAGGCTTTGCCGGAGGCGGACGAAGGAAATGCCGGCATCTGGCATTTGCTCATGATCCTCGACACGCAGTGGTTAACCGGATTCAACGGAAAATACGGCATCAATTTGCAGGCCGTTATCGAGGCGGCCCGGGAGCTGAAAGAAGAACTGGATCTGGAAATTGACCTTCATTTTTTTCACAAGGTCAAGGCGTTTGAAACGGAAATATTGAAACAGGCCGGCGGCAATGGCGGCCCCTGCAGTGAGGAAAAAAAGAACCAGTGCCGCGAGATATTCGGAGAGTTTTTTGAATCGACGTGCAAAAAATGTGAGGTCATGAAACATGGCGGACAAGGAAGTGAAGGTAATCATATCGGCTGATACGTCGCAGGGCGTCGCCGGATTCAACCAGTTTAACTCCGCGATGACCCGGACGGAAAGCCAGTCGTCTGGGCTTGTATCGAAGATTAAAACCCACTGGCTGGGTTTGTCCGCCGCCATTGCCGGGGCCGGCGCCGTGGCTTATAAGGGCTGGGACATGATGGGCAAGGCCGCGGACTACGGCGAACGCATCGCGGGGCTCTCCGCTTTGGGCGCGCAATACAGCATGACCGGAACGCAGATTGTCAAGTCAATGACAGAGGCCTCCCGGGGCCTGGTGTCCATGGCGGATGCCGCGGACATGGCGGCCAAATCCACCAACATAGGATTAAATCCGGGTCAGATGGCCGAATTTACCCGCGTCGCCGAACAATTGAGCGACGTCACCGGGCAGACCATTCCCGATGCTTACAATACCATGGTGAACGCCGCCGCAAAAGGGCGGGTGAACTCACTGCGTGAAATGGGAATCATTGTTGATCTGGACCGCGAGTATGAAAAACACGCCCGCACCCTGGGTCAAAATGCCGATGCGCTGAGTGAAAACGAAAAAATGCACATCAGAATCGGTGCGGTGCTGGATGCCGGTAAAATCAAGGTGGCGGCGTTGGGCGAAGCCCAGGATACCAGCCGGGACAAAATGGACAGAATGGTGGCATCGGCAAAGAACCTTGAGCTGATGATTGGCCAGGGGTTGATTCGCGTTGTGGCGGGTGCATCGGGGGCGTTCCAGTGGCTGGCCGCGGGTGCTTTGACCGTGGCGGCGGCGTTTCCCAAATTGCTGGAATACGTTTCTTTGGCGTCTGCAAAGATTTATGAGTGGACGGGGCAGACCGACCGGATGAAAGTAGCCCTGGCCGAAGCAGAGGGATTCAGGAAAACAACGTCTGATATGATGGGTGCTGCGCAGGAATTGACCGGTAAGGCCGCGGATAACTTTTCCATCATGACGGCATCCGTCGATGAACTGGCGGTTGCCTCCAAACGATCCATCGTTCCCACCACAACGGAAACAAAAGAGCTGGGGAAAACAACCGAAAACCTTATCAAATCCTGGCGGGATATGGAGGCGACCATTAAGGGCCGCATGCAGTCCCAGGGTCTGGAAGACCTGGCCAAGCAATTGCTGGACAATAAACTGGAAGCCGAAAAGCTGAAGGAAAAATTCAAGGAACTGCCGAAAGACATCCGCATCAAGGCCTATGCCATAATCGATCAGCAAAGGTCCGGTCTGGATACCAAGGCATATAGTGACGACGCCATTGAAAACATGCAAAAGGAAATAGAATTCGGCATCCGGCTGTCGGAAGATTCCATCAAACGTGCGTCGGAACGCGGCGAGGCCGCCCGGGATCTGTATAAAGACATGCGCGGGTATGAGGAAGACTACTACAAGGAATCGCTGAAATTGATCGATGATCAGGCAGGCCGATATCGCGCCGCCGGTCTCGATGAAATAGCCATCACCAAACATGTCGAAGAGGAAAAGCGTCTGGCCCGCCTGCGGTTTATGCGCACAACGGACGCCGGAACATTTGAGGGCGGATGGTCCCAGGGGATGGCGGACTGGAAAAAGGATTTAGGAAACAGCTTCACCTTTGCCGAAGACATGTCCAAAACCACCGCGCGGTCCATGTCTTCCAGTTTTTCCGGTTTGTTTTTCGATATCGCCAAGGGCGAAATCAAGGATTTCCAGACCTATTTCTTTTCGTTCATGGATTCCATTTTGAAAAAAGTCACCGACCGCATGGGCGACATGGTGGCGCAATGGATCATGGGTTTGGCCCAGATGAAGAGCGCCGAGGGCTCCGGCGGCGGCGATCTCTTTGGCCTGGTGATTCGCGGGATCGGCGGGCTTGCGGGTCTTCTTGGCGGCGGCGCAGGCGATCTGTCCGGCGTTACCGCCGGTTCGCTGATGGGAGTGAGCCCTTTTCATCGCGGCGGGATTGTCGGGTTCGACGGAGGCGCCGCGCGCATGATGCCGGCAATGGCCTGGGCTGGAGCTCCACGGTATCACGGCGGCTTCATGCCGGGTGAAAAGCCGGCCATATTGAAAGATGACGAAGGCGTCTTTACACCCGCCCAGATGCGGGCACTGGGGAATAAAACCGAAACAACGCAGCAGAACGTCACCATCGTGGCGATGGACTCCCGATCATTTGAGGATTTTGCCCGCCGGAATGCCGGCGTATTCCAGAACATCAACCTGCAGGGACTGCGCGATGGCAAAACCCGGGATGAATTTCGTAAGCTGTTAAAGTAAAAACGGAGGAAAAATGTTATTTCCGGACACAATCAACCCTTCTTATTCCGTGGATATTACCGCGCGATGGAAAAACACCATCACCGGTTTTGACGGCGGAAACGAACAGCGCCGCCAGAAGCAAATCCAGGACCTCTATGACGTGACGCTAAAATACAACCTGATGGATCTGACCGCCCTGGGTGTATTGTGGGACTTTTATCAGGAATGCCGGGGCACGCTCTATAATTTTTATTTTTATGATCAGGTCGCCAACCGCCGCACCTGGAAAAAATGTTATGTCGGGATCGGAGATGCCACGGCGCTGCTCTATGATCTGCCGGGCAAAAGCACATCCGGGCAATCCATCTATTTTAACGGCGCTCTGCAATCGTCCGGGATCACCTATCTGACGGGCGGCGGAAATGAAAGTTCCGATCGCGTTCAATTTGCCGCTGCGCCGCCGGTCAATACCATCATCACCGCGACGTTTACCGGAGATCTGCGAATCAAATGCCGTTTTGAAAAAGACGAACTGACCCGGGAAAATTTTGCCTATCGGCTATTCCGGACCGGTTTGAAGCTGATTGGCCAGAAGGCGGAATCATGAGAAATTTTGACGAAACCATGAATCGGGAATTCCAGAAGCGCATTTTGAAGCACTTCTTTCTGCTGGAGCTGCAATATTCCGCCGGCTCCGCTTTGCGGATCACCGACGCCGACATCGACATATTTCAGGACGGAAACCGTTTTTACGCGCGGGATTTCCGGTTTGACAACCTGTCCGGCTCCGGCTCATTGTCCGTGGACAACATGGATATCGACATCGACGATACGGATCAATTGCTGAGCCAGATATTAAACGCCCAGGACGTCCGCAATAAGCCCGCCATATTGCACGTGGGCGTCGTCGCCAGCCAGGACGTTTACGCCGGCTCCGCCACCCGTGCCAACACGAAAATCAGCGCCGTTGATGGCGCTGCATTCGTCGATTTTTCGTCCGCGGACATCCTGACAAACCATGTGACCCATCGCGGCAAGCTGACCATCACCGACTCGGCGGGCAAAAAGATCACGGGCTATGTCAAGGCCGCCGGGACGGGGGAGACATACGGAAGCAATGTCCTGACAAATGGTGATATGGAAACAGGCGATCCCCCTACAGGTTGGGGCGGCGCACGATTAACGCCAGAGCGAAGCACAGATAAGCGCAGTGGGACATATGCCCTTAAAGAAACCGTCAACACTGGTGTTGACGGTTATTATACAAACTATGCTTCGGTAACGGATAAAGCCCTTTACAAAGTCGGGGTGTGGGTAAAAAATATAACTTCAACAAGAGTTACGTTGATGATGAACTCCGTTGGGTTTGTGGGGCATAAGTATATTGGAGACACCACCGCTATTATTTATACGGAAATTACAGCACATTGGACCGCGCAAGGAACCCCGTTGTTTGTCGGTTATGTGGTGGGTGCGGTTGGAACATCCGCTGTTTTGGATGACGCATACAGAACCCAGATCCTCACCCCCTCCGCAACCGGCGTCACCATCACCAGCACCCCGGACGGAACGACATACAACTGGGCCAGCAAAGAAGCGGATTTCAATTACAACGATGCCTCCGGCTATACCTGGGAGATCGTCAACGAAGGTGTCCTGCCGTTGCCCATCGATCCATCTTATCGCCTGCAGACGATCATCACGGAAGAGTTGATGCGCTTTATCATCGGCGGGTGGGAGTTGCGCGAGGACAATATTGCCCGCGTGAATCTCACAAACGAATTGGTTTTGTGGAACAAAAAATGCCTGCGCACGCAGTCGGCGAGCTGTCTGTGGGTTTTCAAGGGACTCGAATGCGCCTATACCGGATCTGAGACGTGGTGTGATCAAAGCTATGAGCGCTGTCTGGCCCTGGGGAACCAGGTCAACCATATTGGCAGCCGGTTTTTACCGTCATTGATGAAAACCGAATTATGGTGGGGACGCACCCCGAATTATCGTGAGTGATTGGAGATCGAATTGAAGCTGGCTACGTTGATGACAAAATATATGGGAAAGCCCTTCCGCCCCGGAGGAACCGGTCCGGATTCGTTTGATTGCGTCGGCCTGGTTTTCCGGTTCATGCAGGACACCGGACACCGGATTCCGGATGTTTTCCAGGGATGGACGCTGGCAGATTATCATGTGCTTGCGGAAGGCCCGAAAAGCGATGAAATTGAAAAGACCAGGGAATGGATGCTGACCCTGGGGCGTGAAATCCCGGTGCATGAAATGGTGGCGGGG